CTCAATTTGAAAAGGATCGAGCTGCTGGAATTAGATTGCCTCAAACCAAAACTGCAGTTGCTGATGTAGACAGAGTTACTGGTGAAGAAATTGAAATTGAAGGAACTTTGATCGTTGAGCAAACTGCGGAGGGTGTATATGCAAGAAGAGAAAGTTAACAGACAGAGTTTCGTAATATCATGGTTACATAATAGGAGAGAAATAAATTAATTAGGAATTGTGTTTGAGAAGTCAGTTTATCATATCTTTGCTTATATCCTATCTTCTTTAAAACATCCGCTAGCAATAAACCAACCTGTTGTTTGAAGTAAATTTGTGAGCGTGTTCTTTTCACAGACATTAATTTTCTAACAAATGGATAGTAATCCTTCCCACATAATGATTTAGAATCCTTCAAATCCTTAACAAATAATCTTAAAGTTATTCTTAAATTATCAACATACTTTGTATCGTTTAACTTCCCAACAATTTGTGTTGCTAAAGATGCATTAACCTTAGCTAATCTTCTTGCTTCTTCTAATGCTTTATGATCAATATATCTATAAACCGTAATTTTTCTGACCATATCATCAATCAATCTTGTACCAGTTTCTTTGGTTACACTTGTATATGCATTTTCACCTTCATCATCTTCTGGCATCTCTTCAGTTTTTAAACCTGCTCCTGATTCAGCAGTCTTATAATATGTAGATGCAAAACTTCGAAGACTTTGCTCAACTCTATTCCTACTCTCCTGCATAAATTTTGAAATACCATCAAGATCATTCTTCTGAAGAGCTTTAGTATATCTACGGATCATTTCATCCGACATATAAAATAAAGCATTTGGTATTGTTTTTTCTCTGGCAAAAAGGTGGGTTCGAGTTAGAATCTCTAATGCATATTTAAATGTTTCATCGTTACAATATTTGAAATATTTACGCATTAAATTTGCATAATGACGAATTAAATAAAAAATCATAAAATGTTTATATGCATTTTTATCTCGTTTCCTTAAAAAATACTGAATAAGAAAAACATAGTAATTAGCAAGTGGATCACTTTGTGCTCTGAATTTAGATTCCTTTCGTCCTTTCCATCTTCTCTTTGTAAATTCTTTTATATCTTTTTCTGTTAAACCAGATACTCTTAATAATTCATAAAGATGTTTTTTTAGTTCAGGATAAAAACAAGGCATTGCTAATGAACTTAAATTCGATGAAACGATATTAACCACAATTCTCTTAATCCTTGATTCATCAATCTTTAATTTACTCAGTAGTTCTTGCATATTATATCACCTTAACTGTAATGTTTTCTTCTCTAAAGAATATATACTCTGGTCCATATCTTAATAATTGTTCTTCTGTTAAATCTATTAATTCAAAGTTAAAGAAAATACTTGTCTCTGGTTGCCTCACTCGACAATGGTCAACTCCGTCAACTTCTTGAACAACATCAATTATTTCCGAACGATATAATTCAGCATTTGTACCGAACCTATCGCTAAAACTTTCATATAACGATTCACGCACGTCTTGTATTAATGTTGTGAGAGTCCCACTAAATGTCTGTTCTCTAAATACTTCAACTTCAATTGTTAATGGAATATTATAAATAGGTAATGGTATCCATCCTCTTTCAGAAAAGATATATTTAGCATCTAAATTCTGAACATATGCAATCGTATCAGCAATGGGTTCCTCATATGTAAATATAAGAGCAGAAGAATCAACACATCTAATAATATTATCTATATGTTCTCCTTCTCCAGTTAAACATACACCCGGATCTGAACTCTTAATAATAAATCTATCATCCTCATCACAACTCGAAGGTTCGGTTAATAAGATATCAACAACTGGAGATACCGTTGGTTCATTAAGAAGCATATTTTGAAGTTCGCCATGTGTACTTGTAAATTTAATATTAGTAAAATCTGTAAGCATTCTAGCATCAGATAAATCTAATGAACTAATTAAAGTCTGCATTATTTGAAGTTCAAATGCACGTTGGTCGATCTCCTCATAATAAGAATTTAATATCACAGGAACATCGTATACCGTTATTGCCGTACTATCGGCCCACTTAGCATTTGATCTCATGAAGTTTCGTAAGTTTTCTCTAAAGGTAACCTTATTTGAATATACAGCAAGTGGATTATTACTCGGATCATATATTGTAAATTCGTATGTTTGTTCACCACGTGGAATATCAGTATAAGGATCAAATGTATAAATATAATATCCAGCAGATGAATCATTAATCATAGGTTTAACAGAACCACTGGATGCAATCACCATATCACATGAAGTCAATTCAGAATCTGTTTCAGTTGATTTATAATGAAGTTTAAAAATTCCTTCTGTATCATCTCTAATGACTTCAAGTAGATCAGAATAAAGATCGTAATCAATAGGATAACTAGTTTCAAGAGCAGGAAGTAATTCTACTTCATATATAATATACTCATAATTTCCAATTGAATTTAACTCAGATAAAATAATTTCAAAAAGAGTCCTATAATCATAATCTCCAATTGTGATAATTGTATCTCTTGGTATTGTTGTTGTTCCTCCAGATAAATTAAATACTGCATTTCTCATTGGAACCAATTGATCAACTTCTTCTGTACCAGAACCAAACAGAATCCCGCTGAATAATGCTATTTCATTAACCTGTAAATCTGATCTCTTTAAAACAGGTAATGAATTTTGAGCAATTGGTGCATCTGGAACAATAACATTAATATCTTTATAATCCTGCTCTGTAACCAATCTTTCTAGTGATCTAATAGATGCGATTGCATTTCTTCTAACTTCTTCTAACGATTCTTCATCAGCTCCATTAAATGCGGGTGAAGCATTAACAACCTCATAATTAACAATTTGAGTTACGCCAGCTAAAGTTGTAAGATAAATTCTATCTCCAGTTCTTATCGAACCAGCAATTACATTCCCTTCAGAACCTTGTGTAACAGCAGTAGTTGTAACAACAGTTGATCCTGGAGTTGGTTGAACACCAATTAATCCATTACCGAAACTTATTCGACGTCCCACATCAGTCCTTCTTGAAACATAACCTTTATCAGTTTCATCCATTAAGAATAAACTGCTAAATTCTGTCCATGTAGTAAATCCTGAACTTCCTGGATCTCTAAGAGTAACTTCCATTTCAGCAACCTGACCAATTATCGGAACATCAATAGTTGAAAACTGATATTCTTGAAGATCAGAATCAATTTGAGTTTCTTGAATTAATTCAGAAAGTTGTTTCAATGGCAAGACAAAAGAAAAATCTTCAGTTGTTAATGAGACCGGAAGATTAAAACGACGACCATCATCAATCATTATAATAGACACGTTTGCATTATTTAATACTTCAATGAAGAATGAAGCAGTAGTTTTAAATACGATTTCACCATCAGCTTTAAATTCAAAAGATTCTGGAATTGTAAATTGAGATATTGGATCATCAAAACCAAATGGAATTGTCATAAGAATATTAACATCAGCGGCTGTAGCTTCTCTTGTATCATAACCAAGGAATGAAGATAAATTTAGAATAGATTCTGGAAGTTGAGCTCTAACTAAAAAGAATTCTCGATAAGACGATAGTTGATAAAATAGAAGGTTGCTTGTTAATGTAGATAACGTATCAATCATAAAACTTAAAAATGACGATTTCGTAAGGTCCACATTTTGAAGTTCTAAGTACACTTTAGCTCTATCACTTATTTGTACTCTAGTTGAATCTCTAGATAAATATATTTGACTAGATAGTGTTTCTTCTGCCATCCTCTATCTCCTTAGCATGCAGCAGGTTGTCTTGGAATAAAATAAAATCCTGCTCTAGTATCAAACAGATCATCATTAAGGCATTGTCTTAAATGTTGATCTTTAACCAATAATCTCGCCATAAATTCAGCATCGTCTAATGTATGAATTTGCTTATCATATTCTACGTAAGCAAAAGTATTGACGACCTGATCATCAACTGATTGTAGAGTTTCACTTTGGAAGGTTTCAACTTTAAGCTTCCAATATCTTTTATCAGTGTTCGCTGAAATCTCGACCCCTTTAACAACAAATATTGGATACACGTCATTAGTAGGTCTTAAATAATGTTGCTCTAATTTTATTATATCTTGTGGATATGGAGTAATTCCATGTGTACTGGGAAAGACAAAAGTTGTTTCATTATCCTTAGTATATCCTTCTTCTCCAGCATCAAATGCAGTTGTAACTTCTTCTATAAAATATACAGGAAGAACTAAAATTTTATTTCGTTTGATTCCTGATAGATCACCAGTCCATTCATACGGTCCACCAAACACATCTGTGTCCTCCCAGACAGTTTGGTCAGGCTCTATATTATAATACGTTACTAAAAATCTCACCATATGCTCGGCATAAAAGTCATACACGAGGTGTTGATACTCATGTACGTAGTCGTATAATCTGGTATATTTTTGTATCGACATTATAATTTCATTGCCTCATTATAAAGTATTAAATGTTTTTCAAATGGTAATCTTTCTCGCAACTCTTCACTCTCTGAAATGATTTTCACTAATTGATCTTTACCAATATCATATTGAAATCCAGCTGATAATTGTCTTGCTCTTTTTGCTAACTCTTTTCCTCGTATCTTTCTAACTTTTTCTACTTGGCCAGCTCTTATTGCTCTCAACTTAATTAATGCTTTTTGCATCCTTTTGGTCCATTTATCATATTCTTTAAATAATTTCTTTTCACATTTTTTTGGATTAAGAAACTGTCTGCATTTGGCCAACTGTGATCTCAAATCCTGGACAACTTTTCTTGCAGCATCAACTTGGCATTCAGCTTTACAGATTGATCTCCTTGTGGACATTGGTAACTTTCTAAAACATTGTCTTTCACAAGGGTCTCTTAACTTTCTAAAAACATAAAGAGCAAACATTCCTAAAGGAGGTCCAGCCAAAACTCCAGCTTTTAAACCTTTAGCTTTTAATCCCAGTGCAGCTCCAGCAATTGCAGCAAACCCATACTTCAAAAACTTTCCAAATTTACCTTCAAACGCTGTAATATCCTCAGAGAAAAATGTTGCAACTCCTTCATAATCCAATTGCTGTATCTTATTATAAATATCGACGTGTTCCTGAAATGTAAAATGTTCTTTAAGGTCTTCTTCTTTTAAAATAAAATCGGTAAGGAACTCTCGTCCAAGCTCTGTTATTAAGTCTCTATCATATTCTATCATGTTATCGCCCCAAACTGTGGAACTTCAAAAAACTTGAAGTATACACTTTCATCAATAACTACCTGCAATTCAGTTTCTTCCCCTTCATAGTCTACTTCCACAGAAATATTAAAACCTTTTCTACCCACAAGAAATGATACATTGACATTTTGAATAGTTGCGCGAGAATCATAAGTTCGTAAAGCTTCAATAACTTCTTCTTTAATTTCTTCTTCTGTCGAATCATCAGCAGGTTCAAACACTAATTTATATAAGTCGCTTCCAAATTCCGGATCATACTGATAAGTTCTTTTCGGAGTAATAAGAATATTACTCCATGAAGATAAAATAGCTTCAATGTTTTCAACTCTTTTAAAATCACCGGAAGTTACAATTTTAGATTGATAGTCAGCATCTTTTTCATTAGAGCCAACAACAGTTTTATTATATCTATCCAAAAGATTTGCCACTTTGTTTTTTACTCTCCTCGTCTATCCGTTTTTGTTTTTCTTCATACGTACTACTTCACCGTATGACTGTTTACTCAATTCCATACAGGTGAAGATATCTGCAGCCAAAGCTTCCCTGTATTCCTCTACATTATTCGGCTGCGTATAATGAGCGAAAAAAGTTTTCGACTAAATCAATATCGAAAATATCTTCATTACCACAAGATGGACAGAAATTTTTCATCTTAAGTTCGATGCCGAACTTACCAAACGACTCATTATATTGTTTATATATTTCTCTTTTATTTTTTGCCGGCAATGATAAATATGCATTAACTACATCAACTCTATCACTGTATATATCTGGTTCTGAAGATTCTTCATGTTCTTGTTCGAAACTGTCAATGATAAGAGTCTCTGTAATTAATTCAAGAGTACTCCCCGGTCTCGACATTAAACTTTTCATATTTGAAAGTTCATCAAATAATGTTGGTTGTTTAACAAATACAAAAACTCCAGGCGATGCAGGCAATTTAACTCTGATCCTTTCTTTTATAATATTTTTTCCTTCGTATGGTTTAATATGGAAAGTCTCTGATGCTTTTATTGTAACTGGAAATTGTTTATCACATGCAGTACATTTAACTTCATAATTTCTAATGTCTTCATATGTAATATGAAAAAGTCCATATAGTAATGCATCTCTATCTTTTAAAGTTAGATGTTTATGAAACTCATCTAATGTGTTAATTGTTTTTGGTTTTTGGATTGTTGAATCGTAAATACATTTATTTAAATGTTCAGCAATTTTCTGAGGTGTAATAAGACTTCCTTTTAATGATTCTTCCTCTTGAACATTTAAACTTCTTACAGTGAATGATAAATTGGTATGAGGTGTGATAACCTCATATTCCGGATACTTAATATTAAAACTTTTGAACGTCATTGGTCTATCTCCTTTCTTTCAGATCTATTTATTTTTTCTTTGCTTTCTTTGGAATTTCTGCTTTTTAAGATTTGGCAAACTTCTTTGCTTTTCGGGATGCTGCCAAAATAGCGTCCATATTAGGCATCCCCATCGCTTCTAGCATAGAGGCATCCCATCTATCATAAACAACTTCCTCTGCCATTTCATCTAACCGACAAATTTTTCCATCTAGAATAAGAGCCATAACTTGAGCATCTGTAGCTTCATTCTCTAAAAAATTCATCAGTTGTAATTTAGCTGCTTTTGACATACCAGATTCTTTGATATAGTAAGCAGCAGTAACTCTTAGTTCATCCATCTTGAAACCTCCTAATATTTTATACGAGCCTTTGTTATCTGTTTTTCAATCTGTTTTATAACCTCCTAATATTTTATACGAGCCTTTGTTATCTGTTTTTCAATCTGTTTTATCTTTTCAACAAATCTTCTTCTACACTTTTCTGGTTTATCAGTTTGAGAGCATTTTGGAGCTTCAGCTTTCAATGCTCTCAGTTTCTCATGATATGATCTAAGAATAAAACGCTTTTTACATAACTTTTTCTCAGCACCTACTTTCTCAGCACATGCCTGCGCTGCTTTTCCAAACCAATAAGTATAGACTTGTGTTGCTTTATTTATAGCTCTAGTCCAAACTATATCTTGAGCAATATAAGCTGCTAATGGCGCAACTTCAGAAATCGTTTTATCTAACTTTGATTCATCAATTTTAGATATTTGTCCTACTTTTCCTGTTGCAACAAATAGTTTAACTTGTGCATTGCTCGCATCTTTCAAATAATTAAGTAACTGTAGTTTAGCCGGTTTACTTAAATCTGACTCACGAACTAAATAAAATGAAAATATTCTAAGATCTTTCATATTTAATTCCCGTTTACTTGTATTGATATTGTTTAATTGAATCTTTTGAACCTTTAAAGTGATCTTCAGCGAATGTTTTACATTTATCAAAAACCCACTTTTCATGCCATGCATAGTCGACATTAAACTCAATCTCAACATCAAGTCGACCGACAGTTTCTACATCACTTGTAAAGAGGTCTTGTGGATCTTTAGACGGAAATACACCATCGTAACATGCATAGTACTCAACAGTTAAACCATCTGGTGCTGTAGTCCAATAATACATTAATCCGGCATATGTTGCTTTTGTATACCCGTTTGCATCAGCATCTCCATCAACTAGATCACTTGCTCCTGTTCTATAATCTCTAATCATCTTAACCCAACCATGCATTATATCTAAGATTGGAGTTTTATTAAATTCAAAGAATTTAACAGATACAGTATTACCATAATCAACATTTCCCGGTACTGCCCATTTTACTCCACCCAATCCAGTGTATTCAACTTTATTTAAAGTTCCACCTGGAGGTGTGACAGAAAGGCAAGTTGCTGCTAAAACCTGTCTAACATCTGCCTCTGTTAATGTTGCGCCGCTAATTCCACCATACCCATTTAATGCTGAAATTAATGATGTAGGAAGTTTATCAAACCAAATAAAATGATAACCAGTTACATATGGATCAGCCACACCAATTTTACCAGTTCCTCCAAATTTTCTACTAAAAATATTATCTTTAGCTGCCGTAAACGAAGTTCTCATAGTCATTGAAATTTCCTCCTTGTTGCTTTATCAAGCAACTTGATACTTAATACGTTTTTTGATAACATTCATAACAACGTTCCAATCACCATTCGGGATGTGTATAGCTTTGTCATCAATATAAAAATCTGCTGCAATTTTCTCTGCTGTAATTCTGTCATAATATATATCATTCTTATCTAACCAGTCTTTTATTTGATTGATCTGATTTTCAAGATCATCTCCCATTTCTTTAGCGTTTTCTTTAGACACCCTGGTTGTAAATATAACTATTTCATAACCATTCTTTCTCAAGTAATCAATAACATCTCTGGCACCTATATATGGTTCATCATAAATAGTTCCATCTTTATAACCTTGAGAATATTTGTGAATGGTTCCATCCAAATCAATCATCGCTCGTCTTCTAACAGGACCAACAAGTTTTTGTTCTGGATAAACCGTCCTCAGTATTTGTTTTTTCTTTTTTCTTCTGGGAGTCGGAAACGAATCAATTGCAAAATCCTCATCCTTTCCATGAAAATATTTTAAACTTGATATACTCATATTTTAAACCCAGCACATTTTATATTTTGTTCTAGATTTTCACCACAATTAAAAGTTCCCCAAACTATATATATTAATAACTAATATGATACAAACTTTTGGAAAGGGGGAGTTCATGGCAAAAAGTGGATCGTTTGGTATTGGCACTATTATTTTTCTCGTCATTGCTTATAATGCTATATTCGACGATGATGATGATGAAAAGAAAGTGGAGATCATTGAACAAGTTGAAGAAGTATTAGTTGAAACCAAAGAGGTAATTGATGAAAGAATCAAACCTGAGATTCAAGAAATAGTTACTTCAGCTAAAAAGAAACTAGATGAGGTTCTGAAGAAAGATGAAGAAAAAGAAGAGGTTGCTGAAGAAGAACCAGATAAACCGCCTCCGGAAATCATCCATCCTGAACCAGATGAAACATTTGAAAAACTTTAAAGGAAAGGAATTAAAAATGTTCAAAAATCTTTTATGTAAAGTAGTATCGGCTATCAGAAGAATGAACGAATGGTGGGACAAAGATGAAGAAAAAGTAATCGCCTCAGTAGTTACGGGTATTATCATTCTCGTTGGAATCTTAGCATTAAACAAAGCTGCTCTTTTTATTATTGCTTTGTTTCTGATCTTAAATAGAGTTATTCATAGATGTGATATATGGACTCTATTGGAATGTGATCTTTCCGATGAACCGATTTCCAGCCAAATCGACAATGGCAATTCTGAAGATGAAGAATCCAAAGATTAAACTCTTCAAAAATGCAGATTATGAAATCTTTTTTGATACTTCAACCGGTCTTGAAATAATGAGGGGGGTCAATGGAAAACCTGATCCTTTTAAACTTGAACTCCCCTCATTATTAGATGTTGGAATAATGGGTCATTGTGACAATAAGTGCGCCTTCTGTTACCAAGGTCATGGTGATCAACCAAACATGAAGTTAGAAGATTTCAAAACTATTATAGATCAAGTCAAGCATCATGCAAGTCAAGTTGCTCTCGGAGGAAGAGGTGATCCCAATCTTCATGAAAATTTTAAGGAGATTATTAAATATTCAAGGGATAATAATGTCATACCAAACTATACAACTAGCGGTTTCGGTTTGACAGATGAGCATATTGAAATATCAAAAATGTGTGGTGCAGTTGCTATAAGTGACTATAAAACGGAAGAAACCTACTCCGCTATAAAACGATTCATGGATGCTGGTATTAAGACAAACATTCATTTGATTTTTTCAAATGGAAATTTTAATGACTGTGTAAAGATTCTACATGGAAGCAACCCATGGATTCAAAAAACTCAGGGTCCAGTAATCTCTACTGTAGATGTAAATAGATTAAATCTAGTCGTTTTCTTATTATTTAAACCAGCTGGAGCAGGGGCAAACGTTCCTGGTATGAAACCAACCAGGTATCAATTTGATGTTTTTTCAGATCTAATCTTTAAAACAAAAGCAACATTCAAAGTTGGTATGGATTCATGCCTTGTAAATCATGTTCTTCAGAGAGTTCAACCGAATAAACTTCAAGCTCTTGCAATTGATACTTGTGAAGGTGCAAGAATGTCTGGTTATATAACTCCTGATATGAAGATGAAACCATGTAGTTTTGCAGATAAGTCTTGGGAAATTTCTATAACGAATAAACAAGACATAAAATATATCTGGAATCGTTCCAATAAATTCAAATCCTTTAGAACTCAATTACGAAAACACCGAACCAGTTGCCCGATAGGATTATAAATTATGGATATAATTTCTAACATTCTTGAAAAATTTTACAAAGGAGTCATTATGAGGAAAGCAATCAAAATTCTGTTGATCACGGCATATATTCTTATTCCCATGATTTCATTTGGGGCAACCAAAGCAGTTAAAATTGGTGACGTTGTAAACATTGATCGGATGGGGAACCGGGATGATAAAATTCTTGTTCTTAGAATTGATGATCCTGAAAACCCTTTCATCTCCATTTATATCACTCAGGTGAAAGCAGGGGAATGGACAGCAATATCAGACCCCAGCAATGCGTCAATTGCTTGTCGTTTAACTGGAGAAATTCCTGTTGATAAGGATGGAAAACAAATCATCAACAAAAAGCACAATAAAGACATTGGGCATTTTCGCAAGTCGATTGGAAGCAAAATCATGAAGATTGCTCGATGGTATGATAAAGGAAAGAATGTTTTGGTGTACGTAGTTTATACCACTAAGATATTGGATGGTTCAGCTAAACATTCTTTATCAGTTGTTCCGTTAGGAAAGCCGCTGACACCTCAGGCTCAATAACGGAACGAAGGTGCCCTGGCCGTTATTCCTTTCCTGCCAGGACACCTTCTTTTTTTGCTTACTTAATGAAGAAATTCAACTCAATTTGTTCAACAACTCTGGTTGGATCTAGTGTCACATTAACATGGAATCTCTTTGTTTTTCTTTCATACTCTGTAGCACCAACGTCTACTGAATATGCAGCTAATCCTCGTTTGTTTTTAATAACTTCAAGGAAATCAATTAAACTTGCTGAAACTTGTGACCATGTAATTTGATCGTTTTGTTCAAAGATAAAGAAACGACAGAACTCTTCAAATGCTCGCTTGATATATAGAACAAGTCTAACGATATTTAAATCTTGAAGAGCGCTTGCTTTAGCTTGAGTTGTTAACTGCCCCCAAACTGTATATCCCGGATTGAATTTAACAATTGGATTTAGTTGTTTGAGGTACATCTGATCTCTTTCTCCAAGTCTTGGATTATATCTTAGCTCTTTAATTGTATCAATTGAAGCTCTGTTAAACCCAGCAGCCGCAAACCAAAGTTCTGCAACATTATCATTTCTTGGTAAGATATAAGACATATGATAAACTGGTGAGAACCATACATCTTGACCAGTAAATAAATCAAAAACTTTATTATATGATTCATATAATGCTAAGAAGTAAGTATTAAATGTATGAGTATTATTTCTACTCGATAGAGCTGCTGTAACTGTTGCATTATCTCCATTATCTAGAATACCCACAGAATCACGTCTTGTCTGAACTAATGTACTAATTGCAGTTTTAACATCTGTTGGATAACCACAATCAAATACCATTGAGTAGTAAATATTTTCAGTGTCTAAAACATCATCATCAATGATTCCAGCATAACCCTGACCTAAGAGAGTTGTAGCTTCGGCTGTAACTAAGTTTCCAGCTGAATCAAGTAAGTCTCCGTC